CCGTTTGTTTCATTTGACACAACGGAACTGCTCTCCGATGGCATCTGTGCGGACAGTGTTGAGTTCCTGAGACCGTGAGCCAGGATGGATGCTCTAAGTGCTTCCCAATCATAATTAAGTTTATGTGATACGATATCGTCTACATCTTTCTTATATGTATCGATTGGAAGAATACCATCAGCATACTTAGTACGGTCGAAATAACCGCACTTTTTCTTCTCGATAGCAAGTTGATTAGATGCCTTGAGAAGATAATATTGGAATGCCTCAGTCAAATCATGCACTAAAAGTGCTGCCGCTTTATCAGAATACTTAGCCTGATGACGAGCCAACCAGTGTGCTAAACCAATGTATCCAATGCCCAGTGAGCGGCGATTCTTGGTGGATTGTCTGGCAGCCTCAACAGGATACCTCTGATAGTCAATCAACTCATCCAGCGCCCTTACAGATAGGTCACAGAGCTCTTCTAGGTCATCAAGGTGTTTAATCTTTCCAACGTTGATAGCAGAGAGAATACACAAAGCAATTTCACCTTCTGAATCATTGATATGTTGCAGTGGTTTTGTGGGCAATGTAATCTCTTGACAGAGGTTACTCATCGAAATCTTATCTTTAAAAGATGAATGCGTATTACAATGGTCAATATTCATAATATAGATACGACCAGTCTCTGCTCTCTCTTTTAAAAGATCAAGAATTAATTCTTGGGCGTTGATTGTTTTGCGGGGGATAGAATCGTCTGACTCATATTGGCAGTATAAATCATCAAAACCACTGGTCCCAAAATTCTCATAAAGGTTAGGAACATCATGAGGTGAAAAAAGCGAGATGGTTTGATTTTGAATAAACCTCTCATAAAACAACTTGCTGATTTGAATTGAGTAATCAAGTTTACGAACACGGTTATCTTCTGTTCCCTTATTGTTTTTTAATACTAAGATGTCTTCGATTTCCCTGTGCCAGATTGGGAAGTGGACTGTCGCGCTTCCGCCTCGTATGCCATTTTGCGTACAGCAACGGACAGTTGCTTCAAACTTTTTGAGAAACGGTATAACTCCAGTGTGAGCCACTTCACCCCCTCGTATTTTGCTGTTGAGAGCACGGATGCGACCTGCGTTGATGCCGATGCCCGCCCTTTGTGCAACGTATCTGCCAATAGCCATATCACTGCTAAAGATACTATCGAGGGTGTCATCGCTATCAACAAGGACACAGCTAGCAAATTGTCTAAGCGGAGTCCGCACTCCTGCAAGGACGGGAGTTGGCACGTTGATTTTGTGTTTGCTGATTGCGTCATAGTATTTCCTCACATATGACAATCTGGTTTCTGTAGGATATGCAGCAAAGATGGTGGCTGATGCCAACATATAAGCGTATTGTGGTGTCTCAAAGACACTTCCAGTGCTTCTATCTTGCACCAGATATTTATCTACAACCTGACGAAGGCCAGCATATGTAAACATATAGTCTCGGTCATGGTCAATAAAACTATTAATTTTATCCCATTCTTCGTCAGTATACTTGCCAGATAATTCTTTATCATAGACACCAATACGAGTGCCTTGATACAGATGGTCTCCTATTGTTGGAAAGCCGTGCTTCCAATCATCTCCAAAGACTTGCTTATATAGAGAGAACAAAAGGAGACGAGCAGCAACAAACTGATAATTTGGAGCGTCAAGCTCAATGAGGTCACTAGCTGACCTGATAAGAATTTCTTGAATTTCTTGTGTTGTAATGCCATCATAAAATTGAATACCAGATTGTATTTCTACTTGTGAAGGTGAGACGCCAGCAAGACCGCCACACGCACATTCTACCATGTTATGAATTTTATCAAGGTTAAGTGATTCTGTAGATCCGTCACGCTTTTTAACTTTGATGCCGTTGCTCATATTTTCTTCCAGAGATTAAATTTTACTTGTGCTTCTAAACCAGAATAAGTGTTGCACTTTACCACAGATTCTACATCATGCCCAGCAAGAAACATATCATTGATATCTTTCTCTTTGATATTGCTAGGCCAAATAACTACCTTATTGTTTTGTCGTATGGTTTTGTCAATACGCTGTACGATTTGTTTGTTTCTTGGTTCGTTGTCGTAAACAAATGTGTAATCAGGAAAGAGTATCCTGTCAAGTACAACATCAGCGCCACACATCGCCAATCCATTAGACAAGAAAAGAGAGTCGAACGGACCCTCTGTAACGTAGATGTTTTCATTTTTGTTTATACGATCAAGTCCAAATAGTTTAGGGTATTGTTTATCCAGGATGGTAGTGATATAGCGAAGAGTTGCATTCTTATTAAGAGACCTTGCTTGATATCCAAATACATTTCCATCCTCTGAAATTAGTGGGAGTATAATTCTTGATTCTTTAATTGTGTTTCCATTATTCTCCCAAGCGTTAAAATCCTCTGCGTAGTAGAAGTTTGAGAAATGAATCTCTGGTATCTTTCGATTGAGCAGATATTGTTTTGCTGGGTGTGTAATATTTAGGTCTGAGAGTTTTGGAAGAGAATCAAAAATTGTTTTTTTGATTACAATTTTTTCAAACTCTGGTTTTTTAAATTCAAATGTAGGATTTGGCACACGACGACCTTTGCCAGTTGTCCCCTCCTTATATCTCTCAAGGAGATACTGGTCATATAAACCTGCACTATGGTCTTGTAAAAATTTTGCCAAACTTTTAGTTACACCACAGTTATGGCACTTATAGACATAACTATCTTTATATTCAAATAGATATCCACGCGACTTATTCTTTCTTTTCTGAGAATCACCGCAATAAGGGCACCTAAAATTATATAAAGATTTTTTCTTCTGAGTAAAATTATCAAGTTGCGGCGAAATCAAACCAATATACTTGGTATCAATATAACTCATTTCAGTTGTTCGGTAGTCGCTCCTCCTACTGTAGCACCTGTTTTTCCTGTTGTCAAGAGGTTTCCGAAAAATGTTGCAGACCCAATTACAACGATTGCTGCAGTAGCAACACCCATTGTTAACCAACGAAACTTAGAAAGGTCTTCAACTTTCTGCTCAAGTTTTGCTAACTTATTATTAATACCTTTAATTAATTCTAGGATTGCAGCATCTGCTTTATCAGATTGCTCTAATCTATTTTCGTGGCGCTCTAGTATAAGGGCAACTGCTTGGTTACCCTCACTGATTTTATCCACTGCTCTCTCAAGTTTGTCAAGCATCTCTTTAGAGAGATCTTCATATATTTGAAACTTGGTTTCTAAAACTTCTATGTCTTTACCAATTCCAAACATTTTAGTCTCCTAAACATTATATTGAGCAAACTGAAGAGCATTAGTATAAGTCGTAGCATTCATATTAAGTAGGGCACAAAACTTTTCTCTATTTTCTGGGGTCAATCCTTCATATGCAGCAACAATCTTTTGTGCATCGAAGTATCCCATCTGAGCAGTGTTACCATCTGCAAATTGAATCATAGCAAAAGAGGTTTCTGGATCTCTACCATATGATGATCCTTCTTGAGCAATCTTAAATGCTGCAGAGAAAACATCATTTCCTTGTACAGAAGGACTTACCATTGTTTCTGCAATTATGTTTCCAGTAGGATCAAAAGAAGCATTTACCTTTTGCATTTTTTTCTGCTTATCTGCTGCTTTTGATTTGAAATCCTGCAAACGTGCTTTAAGAAGAGTGTCCATCTCCTTAGCTTTGTTTTGCATTTTTTCTTTTGCTTCGCCACGTTTCTTTTGAAGCTCTTTTTGGCGATCAAGTTTTTTGGATTGAGCAATTTGTTTTTGTGCTCTCTCGGTGGAAGACGGTGCCTCCATCAATTCCTCAGACATTTTTCCTTTCCTCTTTTGACGATTTGTTAAAATACGTTTTACTAGTTTGCGGGCACTTTTTTTTCTGCCATCAATTTTATCTTCTTTTCTTTTCTTAACACTTCTTTTTTTAGTATTAACAAAGACAAAAGAAGGTGGTAGAGCAAGTCCACTGCCATCACCTGCCATCATTTCATTTATATCATTTTTAAATTGTTTAGACATGTTTCATCTACATCTGTTTTATCCATACCTTCTGGCAACCTATTCAAGTATATCATAAAAGTTTTTAAGATTGACCAATATTTTGATTCTATTTTATAAAATAGAAGCAATGTAGCAGAGTCATTAAACACATTATAAATTGTAATCAAATGGTTTAAAATTAAATGGGTTTTCAATTCACCTGTTGATTCATACCTGCGAAGTAGTCTTTTTACATATTTAAATTTTTTTAAATCCTCTTCAAAATCTTCGTAAGTTACCGAAAGAGGATTGTCATAATTTTTTATCGCAAATAATATCCAATTAGTATCATTCAATTCAGTAAATATCATAATTATGCATATGTAATAGAAGCACTATTTGAAGTAACTGTAGTTGCTCCACCCGTTGAAGAGATTCTTACACGGAATTTATATCCATCATAAATGGCTTTTGTAGCAGCAGTAAGAGTAAGAGTTGCTGTAGTAGCACCAGAGAATACTCCACCATTGCTGATGTTTGTCCAAGTTGTGCCAGTTGCTGTTTGACGCTGCCACTGGAATTGTAGCGTCGCTTGACCAGCAGCAGTAACCGCGAAGGTACCTGTAAATGGTGTAGCAGCACCAGTAACATTTGCTGGTTGTGCTGAAATAGTGATAGGTGTTGGAGCAGTATCTGCAGCAAGTCTATCGTCTGCCTGATCTCCAGCAGTTGCTTGACTTTCGGCAATAGCAATTAAACACTCAGCAACAAGTTTCTTTTCACCTTGATCATTTTCATATTCATAATATGCCCACCAACCAGGAGCATTGAATCCACGTAGTTTGTTTACTTCTAGTTGAGCTTCTTCTGTGCTAATAAAAATAACGTCTCTACCAGCAGTATCCATTTGATTCAACTGAGCGTACCATTTAGGTTTTGCCGCTGCTGAATCAGTTTTACCCCATAAAGGCATGATGTTTTCCCCCGTAACTGTTGTCTTATCTAAGATGTATTTATAAAAAAAGGGATGCTTATGCATCCCAATTTATATATTACTTTTATTAGCAACCTTTCATTAGAGCAACTCTTACTGATGCTGCAATTACATTGTCGATATCATTATCAGTGCCCTTTACATAATTGTCAAGTAGATCACAAACAAGTTTTTTTGTATGGCAATTATTTAATGCTGCAAATAATAGTGGTCTTACTAGTTCTACTAATTGTCCCATGAGTTTCTCCAGTATACTACTTTTATTTATCAGAATACTTATTTTTTGCTTCTCTATAAAATCTCTTAAGAGATTCAATTTCTTCTTTACATTTTTCTTTGGTTTTTTCTTTTTTCTTAACTTTGAGATTAGCAGGATCACTATCGTCAATCTCTGGCATTACTTCAACCTCTGGCTTCTTTCCTTCTAGAGCCAACTCTATCATTTCTTTTACTGTCTTCTTCCCCTTTCTTGCGCGTAGAAGTGCGAAGTCATGAGCATCTACCTTACCATTTTTGTTGGCATCAATTTTTTCTTGATTGCCAGGCATATCTCTTTTTTCATCTACATATTCAACTTCTTCTTTCTTAGCAGTTTTTGCTGCTTTCTTAAAAGCATCCTTTGCTGGATAATCTTCGTGTCCTGGTTTAGCAGGTGATTCTCCACGCTTGCGCTTGGCATGGATGTTAGCATACAATCCATTCTTTTCATCGAGCTCTTGCTCGCCATCCATTTCGTAACCAGCCTTCACACAGTTATTAACTTCTTTGCCGCCCTTCATCTTAGTGCCTGCTTTTCTATATCCCTTCCAGCATGACTTAAATCCATTGTCATCCTTACCATCCATTTTTTCAATGATGATAACTTCACCATCTTCCATGACTACTTCATAAGTAGTGCCTACCAATTCATTTGGCATTAACTCTTCTTTACGATTTTGTTTTGAAGAATTGCAATCTGCATCTCCATGGACAGGACAGTTTGTGCCAGCGCCTGTGTGGTTGCATTTTTCTTCATTCATCATGCCGTAAGAAGTACTTCCTGTCATCCCAGCAAGAGATCTTTCAATCAGCATCTTAGAAAAGTCATCATTGAAATATGGTTTCATTTTTCTATCTGTCGTTTATTCTTATTTATAAATGTCTTAACTGCGTCTTTTGCCGCTTCTTCTTTTTCTTTAAAACAAAGACAATCTGGCGAGCATTCAACAATATCTTTTACCCACGTGCGAAACATTTTGCCTTCTTCTGTCACAGCAATAACATAGTTAACACCACGCCTATGAATCTTACCAACTTCCCCATCAGAATTTTTAACCCAGTCACCCTCAGCAAATACTTTGCCAAGCATGTAGGACTTCTGTTGTGATTGTTGTAAGATGTCTTTCAGTGATTTCATACTGCCATTCCTAGTGCGTCTTGCATGTTGTTTGCGTAATTTTTACTTCTAAGTGCAATCCACTTCTTATATTGTCTAAAGTTTACTGCGCTAATATATGAGTATTTCAATTTAACTTCATCGCCCACAGTTTCTCTACTTGTCATAGCATATGCCACTTGATTTTTTGTGAGCACTTGGTCATAAAACATTTTATAAAAATTTAGTTTTGTTTGTCCTTCTTTCTTTGATGTTTCAACCAGCACTCTCTCGCAAAGTAAAGCAAGATTGTTTACAGAGAAGGGATACTTACCACCATTCTTTTTAGAAGCTTCTTCTTGCGATAAAGATACTGCTTCCATTAATTTCTTTTTCTTTCCTACTTCATCGTAAATATTAAGTGCTAGTAATTTTTTAACTCTCATCAACAAATCCAAATCTTTTGAAAGGATATCATCAAACGGGTCGTAGTTTGCTTTCAATGTGCTCATTTTTTTATCCGTTTTTTTAAGCAAATCAATAAAATCAGATACAGTGAATCCTTTCAAATCCAAAACACGATTTAAATCTTGTCTTACTGTAGATGCTTTTGGTCCAGTTAAAAGACGCAATAATCCTTTAATAGGATACATTGTCAATCTACCAGAATATTTTTGTTTATAGTTTAAAGCAGATGAAGCAATAATATATTGTCCCAATTGATTATTTTTAGCAAGTGAATATTTAATATTATTAAACCATTGTAGCACTTCTCTTTCGTTTGCGAAAGCTGTAGTAAATTTAACTGTAGCAGTAGAAGACCCCCTGACTTTTGACTTAACACTTATCTGTAATGGATTCTCCTTATTACCATTTACTGCTACAAAATAATCAACCAATGCTTCGTTTGCTGCCTCGGGGATTTTAACTTCAACAGTCTTCACTGTTTCTCCATCTGGCAATCCTAGTGTTTGTTTTAATCCTGCATTATTTGCTTTCAATAAAATACATAACTTCAATGCTGACAGTATTTCAAAAAATTCGGACGATAAATCTGCTGCTATACCTACCTTATCCTTCAAGGATTTATTGGTGTATGCATCAGCAATAATATCTTTATATGATTGTTTTAATGAATTACTCTGTGATGGAAAATCATTACCATTAACAAAAGTTATAACGTTATGATATAATGCTTCTGGTGTTAACCAAACATCTACAATTTTTGGTTTGACATGCTTTGGTTTAAGTGATGCAAGTGCCTTTGCATTGTTATCTGCACCAGCATATTTAAGAGAGAAGTTTAAATTGATGGTCGTATACTTAGTAACTTTATTTCCCTTCTTATCTAATCCAGGATAGCTGTGTAGCATTCTAACAAACAATGTAGGATTCTTACCTCCATCTTCTGTCTTTAATTCTACGTTTGTAATACCAATGGCATTCTTCAAATCATTTCTTTTATTGATGAAAGAAATCATTTCGTTAATAAAGTTTGCTCTTGGTGTTCTAAAATACAAATCACAATACTCTGGGTCTCCTTTGTCGCAACTGATTTTATATTTTAATGAAATAGACCTACCACCTTCAAATTTTTTATTGACTTCTAATATAGAAGTTGCATCTGTTATACCCTCACCACCCTCAATTTTATATTCAAATCCAGTAACTTCCCCATAGTGACTATTGAATGCATTCGCAGCAGCTACACGAATCATTCTATGAATTCGTCTAAACTTCAATGCCACAATATCCATGTCTATAAAATTAGAAACATCTTGTGTTTCTTTTCTTAAATTAAATTGTGCCACTAGGACATTCCTCCCAATACTGCTTGATAATACATTGTCTTAAACTGACTGTTATTTTTGACATTGTTTGGCAATCCACTTTCAAACGTTGCCATATCTCCTTCAACAATTGCCTTTCTCATTTTGCTTGCTGACATACCAGATACATCATCTGCATCTGGGTCACGTTGTCCAGCACTCTTAATCTCAACAGTATTCATATTGTAATCTTTACCGTTGTATTGTTTGATGAATTGGAATGCAGGCACACGGTCTGACCCAACCACAAAGATAGCATCAGTATATCCTTTGTCTTCTAACCACTTCAATGCTTTCAAAGCATCCTTTACGTCAGTATCAAAGATGATTTGGTCAGAATGAGATGTAAACATCTCTTTCATAAGATATACCTTTTGCTCTGCAGTCAAAGGATTTTTGCCTTTCTTGTCAGTGGTATGACTAGAAAAAACAAAGTAGTCGTTGCCAGCAGCAAACTCCTTAACCTTATTTATAAGCAGCTCATGACCCGTTGTAGGAGGATTGAAGCGACCGAAAGTAAAAGCAGCAACCTTAGCACCCGCAGTGGTGGGAGGACGCCATGACTTTTCAAGCGTGAAGTTAGCACGAGAGAATTCTAATCTATCAACAATCTTCACCGCCTTACCATCAACGATAGCAACGAATCCCTCAGGTTTCGTCACTACAAAGTTGTCACCGTTACGCAGGAATACTTTGGTATCGCTAAGACCAGCGAGTTTATTGTTGATGAGATTCTTGGCGTTGGTGAAAGAGTTGTAGATGACAACAAATGCCTTGAATGCACGTTGGTTTGCTTCAAGGAATTGTAAACCAGATGCTAACTTGTCACGGTATTCATTCTTAGATTTCTCTGACTTCAAGCTATCAACTTTTTCTACAAGAGATTTTTTAAATGCTTTTTCAAATCCCTCCAGGAATTTATTGACGTTGGCAATCTTCTGCCCTTCCTTCACATAGCTGTTGGTAAAACGCTTCATCGTATAACCAAGCGTGAATTGCTTGGTTGCTTCATGTGCCACCATCTCAATGAAAGGTTTAGCAACAGAAGCGTTACGGTCTGCTACAGCGATGACAGATTTGAGAATGCGCTCTTCAGCAGCAGTCAATCCAGAATTGGCACTGATGTTATCCATCGTCGCAGATGCCAGAAAGACATTGCGAGTGGATTTTAAATTGAATTGACTGACACCGAAACCAGCATTCATATTATTCAGTGGACCAGTGCCACTGTAATAAGTATGAAACACTGCACCAACTTTAGCAGTATTAACTGCCTTACCCAATTTGCTATCAGCAGCCCAAGCATACGTCAGCGTGTTAGGAGTAGCAGTATGGTAACGCTCACCATCAATCGTCTTCGTTGCTACATCTTCATCCGTGAAGAGAAGGTCACCTTGAATCACTCCCTTGATATTCAACTCAGGGAAATACTTCAGGCAATACTTCAGCTTCTTAGCGAGG